AAAGAAAAATTATATAATTATGAAACTTTGAAAAAAGATTATGGACTAAAAGTAGATAAAGAGTTACCGTGGTTTAAAGCTTTGAAAAATATACCGCCGTCAAAATCTATTTATGTAAGAGCAGTTTTACGTCGTGGTGAGAACATAAGACACGAACCACGGATCAAGTTATCAACAATACATGGATCAAAAGGTGGAGAGTCAGATAATGTCATGTTGTTGACTGATCTATCTCGTAAAGCAGACGATGAATATTGGAGACATAGAGATTCCGAAAGAAGAGTTTTTTATGTGGGTATGACTCGTGCAAGAAACATTTTAAACATAGTTCGATCGCAATCGGACAGAGAATTTTCGGAGGTATTTTAATGTCATTTGTAAATGTTGTTATTAAACAACTTGATATAACTATTAAACAGATTTCTAAAGTCAGAGCAGAGGGTACAAAACTTCGACGTGATGATTTAGATAAAGCCGTGAAAGTTTTAAAAAAAGATTTAGAACAATTACGTCTAGACTTACAACAACTAAGGGAGAAAGAAGATGCAAAGTGAAAAATGCTTACAAGAGGCAATAAGATTAGTAACGGGGCCTAGAGCACATGATTATGGTGATAAGACTATTACGCATTGTAATATTGCTGCTTTATGGAGCTCTTACTTAGGAAAAGATATTTCCGCTCACGATGTAGCTATGTGTATGTTGTTACTGAAGGTTGCTAGAATAAAACATAAAGCAACACCAGACTCGTACATAGATATTGCGGGATACGCCGCGATAGCTGCTGAAATAGAAAAAGAAGACTAATGACTCAAATGCCTTTGTTTCAGCCACCTAGCGAGTGGACGCCACCTGAAAAGGTGCCTGATTTATCAGAGGCAAAAGAGATAGCCATAGACTTAGAAACCTGTGATCCTAATATTAAAACTATTGGACCAGGTTGGCCTAGAGGGGACGGATACATTGCAGGTATAGCAATAGCTGTGGATGGTTGGAAAGGTTATTTTCCTATTCGTCATGAGGGCGGTGGTAATTTTGATGAGAAGATTGTTAAACGACAAGTTAAAAAAATTATGGAATTGCCTTGTGATAAAATATTTCATAATGCAAGTTATGATGTGGGGTGGCTTCGTTGGTGGGGAGTAGAAATAAAAGGCAAGATTATTGATACTCTTATCGCCGCTCCACTTATAGATGAAAACAGATTTCGATACTCGCTAAACGAGTTAGGTAAAGATTATCTAAAAGATACTAAGTCAGAGGCTTTATTATACGAGGCCGCAAAGGAGTGGGGCGTTGATGCAAAAGCAGAGATGTGGAAGTTACCGCCTATGTATGTGGGTCCTTATGCAGAACAAGATGCTGATTTGACGTTAAGGTTATGGCAATTTTTTAAAGTAGAATTAATTAAGCAAGAGTTGTCTAGCATCTTTGATCTTGAAACACGGCTCTTTCCTTGTTTATTGGATATGAAAACAAATGGAGTATGTGTTGATTTACAAAAAGCAAGTCACATTAAAGTAGATTTAAATAAAAAAGAAAAAGATATTTTATATCAAATTAAAAAAGATACAGGGATAGATGTTGATGTTTGGGCTGCTGTTAGCGTTGCTAAAGCGTTTGATAAATTAAAAATTAGGTATGAAAGAACACCTAAGTCTGGACAACCCAAGTTTGATAAAAATTTTTTAACAACTCACAAACATCCATTAGCAAGAATGATAGTGCAAGCAAGAGAGTTTAATAAAGCACGTACGACTTTTATCGACACAATATTAACACATGAGCATAAAGGTCGAATACACGCTGACATACATCAAATGCGTGGCGAAACCGGAGGCACAGTCACAGGTAGATTTAGTTATAGTAGTCCGAACTTACAGCAAATACCTGCTAGAAACAAAGATATCGGACCAATGATCAGATCTATTTTTGTTCCTAATGAAGAGTGTGAGTGGGGTAGCTTTGACTATTCACAGCAAGAGCCTCGTGTGTTAGTTCACTTTGCAGCTTTAACTAGCGGTGGATTAAAAGGTGCGGATGAAGTGATAGAGTCTTATAAACATGAGGATCCCGACTTTCACCAAGCGGTTGCTGACATGGCGGGAATAGACAGAAGAACAGCTAAGACGATTAATTTAGGTATGATGTATGGCATGGGTAAAGGTAAACTTGCTAGTGAATTAGGATTAGATAAAGATGAAACAGAGGATTTGTTTACACAGTTTCACGCTAATGTTCCATTTGTAAAACAATTAATGGAGCAAGCAACTCGTAAAGCAGAGAACGTAGGGTTTTTAAGAACGCTACTAGGTCGTAAATGTAGATTTGATACATGGGAACCGCGAGCATTTGGAATACATAAACCACTACCATTATGGCAAGCAGAAAAAGAATATGGCCGTGATTTAAAACGTGCATGGACATACAAAGCTTTGAATAGATTAATACAAGGATCTAGTGCTGACATGACTAAAAAAGCCATGGTTGATTTATACGAACAAGGCGTTGTATCTCACATACAAGTGCATGATGAACTAAATTGTTCTATTGAATCACCAGATCAAGCTAAAAAGATAAAAGAAGTTATGGAAAACACTGTTGAACTTAAAGTGCCATTAAAGGTAGACATGGAGATAGGACCGTCGTGGGGAGAAATAGAAAAGCAATAGTTGGAGATGTTAATGAGTATAAAGCTACCATAGAGTATCTTGAAAAGGGTTATATGGTCTTTAAAAACGTTTCTGCTAGTGGTTCTATTGACTTAGTGATAATTCATCCCGATACAGGAGATATTAAACTTATTGATGTGAAAACTAAATCATATAGGAAGACTGGTCGCATAGGGACACAAATTAATAGACACCGGACCAAGGAGCAGATAAGGTTAGGAGTACAGTTTAAATTTATGGAAAGAGATTAATGTTAAAATTTTTTTTAATTGGTTGGGTATGCATAGGTATGGGAGTAGATCAAAGTTGTTTAAGAGTAGCGTCTGAGGTAACTCACCCTAACTATGAGGAGTGTAATGATTATTATCAGTGGGTTCAAGAAGATTTAACAGACCTCACTGAATATGTAACCATGTCATTTAATTGCGTCCAAGCCGCTAGTTTAGAAGATATTTTATATAAACAGGATACTTAAGTTTTTTGAATTGTTTATCAATTTTATTAGCTTTATCAATGCATGTTGGTTTAGACAATCAATATAACTCTATTCATCCTCACGCACGTTGCACAGTAAATAGCATTATATCTGGTGTTTATTATAATAGTGAAAGTAATATTAGCGCTTATGTAGGCAAAAAACATTCTATTTTTGAGTATGGAGTGGTGACTGGATACAGTGGAATGGACCTTGCACCTATGATTAGAATTAAAAAAGACAATTGGTTTATAGCTCCTGCTTATGAAGTCGGGGGTAATGTCGGGTGGGTTATTGGTTTAGAATTTAAATTATATCCTTGACTATTAGGTATTTTCCCATATATACCTATTAATATATGAAATATAATAAATATTTTAGGAGAAAGAAATGACAGATATATCTAAGTATAAATCTGTAGCTATAAAAATTGATGTGTACAATAAGGCAAAGCCCATGGCACAGAAAAAGTATATGTCTATGGGTTCGTATTTACATTATTTAATAGACAAAGAACACGAACAAGAAAGCAATCAACCAAATTTACAGAATGGAGAAGACCACGATGTCAGATCAACAGATCAGAGATAATGTCAGAAGAGCATTATATGTATCAGTTTTAAATAAAATGATTGGAGACTTATCAGAGTTAGAGGCAAAAGAGGTTTTATTAGTTAATACTTGTAGTTATATTACAAGTGCAGAACACGATCACGCCGAGCATATTAAAGAGTTATACAAGATATTAAAAGAAAAGGCAGATCTTCAGCATGCGATAAAGGATGTGCGCACTGCGTACTTCACTAACATGTCCCCACAGGGACACGTTCCCGATGCTAAAAAAAATAGTTAGTGGCGTTATTAGATTTCAAGAAAAAAATCCAGATTCTGGTGACGTTATAAACCGCGTCCGAGTTCATTACACCGACGGTTCTCATAAAGAGTTTGATGTTATTGATTGGGAAATAACATTAGAAGAGGGTCGTCGTCTTTGGAAAAAGCACGAAAAAAAATTTATCGAAATGAATGATTGATACCGCCGTGGAAAATGTAATTTATGATAAAAGAGCAAAGAACCTGCGGTATAAATCAGACAAGAAAGGATTTAAACAAGCTCGCTGGGAAGATTTAACCGCGAAAGAAAGAGATTATTGGCGAGCGAGAGTCCAGCAATGGGACCAGGATAGAGATGAGCTCCGTTCTAAAAAAGAAAAAACACAAAGGCCGTCGTAAAATAGGCTCGAAGAAAAGAAGAAATCGTCGCCGTATTCGTTTACGCCTTCGTGTTCGGAAATAAATTTATAATATTTTCTTTAGGAGATACCGGGATATCTTCTTCTTCAACGCAACCACATAGTTTTTGATTGGATAATGCAATGTTTTCTTGTTCTAATTTTGTTACTTTGTCTGTTAAATAGACGATGACGTTTTTCATTTCTTCAATGTTCATAATAATCTCCTTAATTTAGTGTGTAAACTTCCCATTGTACACTAATCGGAGATAAAAAATCAATCTCTTTTATTATTGGGATCTCGGCTCTCGTGCAACTGATCGCCAATCGCATAGACCATAACGCATAAAAGTATTAATAAAAGCGTGATTAAAACTAAACAAATGCCAACAAAGATGTTGAACATTAGGCCAAACTAGCCATAAGTTCTGACATTTTTTTCGCTCTGTTCGGGGTTTGTTTTGCCCAACGCGAATCGAGCATTTCTGCCGCGGCGGTCTTATAATCTGGTATTCTTGGATCTTTTAGCGCTGCCCACATGTTACGGAATTTACTCACGCCGGTCTTTCCTAGTTGAAATACCATTTCGACGATAATCTCTTTGCATTGATCATGGACCGTGTATTCACCGAGTAATTCTTCTGCGCCCGATATTGCGTTTTCTAAATCCTTTTCTAATATTTCCATTAAAAATTTTTCGTCGTATTCTTTATCATCTTCCCAAAAATCTTCGACGCAAAGGTGCCCGACGCCCACCGTTCTCTTTCCCAGTGTGTCCAGGTAAACTTTGTTGCGGTAGCCTTCATGGTCACGCACTGATTTTAAAAGTCTTTCCATATCCATTTTAATTTCTCTCCAATCTTTTTACGTCTAAAAAGGCGATTGATTTTACCCAACCTGACGGAATGACTATGTGTCGTCCACCCTCTTTTTCCTCATCGAACTCTGAATAATCTGACATGATCACAGTTCTTTCTTTGTCTTTATATACCATCCAACCTATTGAATGACAAATGGCTAGTCTTTCTTTTTTTATATCCTCTAAGCTATGCCAACCTGTTTCTCCGTCTTTGGCGTCGTACCACGAAACAAGGACCATGGGACTGATTTCTTCTATGTGATTTTTCTTTCTCATTGTAAAGGGCTAATGCTCAATGAAAAAACGACCTCGAAGAAAGGGGTCCTATAGTTATAAAGGAGGAATAGTTCATTAGCCCTATTTAACTATAAATTTATAGGATTATTTTGTCAATATTTAGTTTCCTATAGATATTTTAAACTGAAAGTGATTTATAGTTTTTCAAATTCGACAAAATAGACGTAACCACGTAACTTTAGTCAAAAACCATTGTAAATCAACAATAATACGGTTACTTTGATGACGTAACCACAGGTAACCATAAGTAACTCACTCTATATGTCTTTTTTGAACTGAAAGTAGTATTATTAATTATAATATTGAATTAAAATAATCTATACAGAATTGAAAAAGTGTATTAAAGTAAAAAAATGCCTAAGATTAAAAATGGCGATCTATCGCCTAAACAGAAAAGATTTGTAGAAATCTTTGTAAAAGAAAATGGTCGCCTCACGGCGACGGAATGTGCAAGACAGGCGGGATATTCTGAAAGATCAGCAGTATCACAAGCCTGCAACCTAAGAAATCCTAAATACTTTCCTAACGTGGTAAAAGCTATTGAGGACTTACAAAGAGAGTATGCAGAAGCAAGTAAGATTACTTTTGTTAGTCATCAACGAGAACTGTCAAGATTAAGAGAACAAGCGATTGCTAATGGTCAGTTGGGACCTGCTGTTCAAGCTGAGTTTCGTCGCGGTCAGTTAGCGGGTTTCTATGTAGATCGTAAGGAAGTAGTGACTGCCTCACTTGATAATATGTCCAGACCAGAGTTAGAAGCCAAACTAAAAGAGATTAGAGATCACAATGTTGTCAATGGCGAGTCTATTGGTATGGAAGTAAAAACTATTGATCACATTGAAGATTAATCTTCATCTTCCATTAATTTTTTTAATAAATTCATAATCCATTCTATCATAAAATTTTTCCTTTCTATTTACTAACCTTAAAATCTTCTTGAGCATGACCGTCGCAATCCTGCGTTGCCATGAATTTACAATGAGAAGAACACCACCGTTGGAATTTAGTCATTAGTGTTTCTTTACCACAATGAAAACATTTGCGCTTCGTTCGTTTCTCTCCGTTGTGATTGTTAATTATGTAATCGGGTAAAACATTGTCATAAGAGTATTTGCTTTTCATTAATTTATGAAGCCTTGGGCTATCATCATTCTATACAAATCCTCTAACTTATCAATGACACGATCATACTTAATGCAAGTACATTCTAATCGATCGTCTTTGTCGTTCGCACATACATGAGATTTATCATCTCTTAAATCTCGTATGTCCTGTATGATGTCCTCTATCCTACTGTTCACTTTCATTTACTCCCTCTTTTTGTTCTAGCTGTTTGTCTGTCATCACGCCCTCCAATAGTAAGTATCACCGTCAAAATCTATTTGACTGTAATCCATTTCAACTGCGTCTGCCCAACCTTGCCAATCTATGTGATGGTGTAATGGATTGTAATCGTTAGGGTTACCGTCAAGATAACCAAACTCATAAGCCATATCCTCGCAATATTGAACCCAATAATTTTCACGAATAAATGCTACGCCCATTTTAAAGTTATCTTTACCAACCTCTTCAATCAGTTCTTCTATCGCTTCAATTCTTTCTTCATCATCTCCTTTGTCCAATGTTTTTAATTCATCTAACAAATCTCGACTATCAAATATATCACTCATATTTTATCCTTTCTTAATATCTATATGATTCTGCTAATTCATGCACCATATCGACAATTTGAGCTAAACCAACATCATAAATTTTTTCATTGGCATTTAATATTGCTCTAACTTCTCTTATAAATTCTTCTTTGGTTTCTATCTCTTGATCTCTCTCTTCTTCGTCCATTATCCAATCTTTAAATTCACTCATTATTTACCTCTCCTTTATATTCTAGGTAAAGAAGGTAATTGTTCTATATTTGTATGTATAGCGCCTACATCATTACCCTCATCATCTGACATTACCCATAGTTTAAAACCACCTTGTAATTCTATAACTACACCATATCTATCTGTATATTGATCCTTCTCATAATATACTTCTTTAATTTGCCTATTGTTTAATACGGAAGCCTTTTTGTTCCATTCTTTAACTAAATCTAAATCTTTCATCTTCTTTCTCCTTTATATTAGTATCTCAAATTTATAGGATTAATTATTAAAGTCAAATTATTTTTTTACTTGACATCTTATCCCATTAGTTTAGGATAAATTAAAAATATATTATAAGAAAGGATATGTTATGAATACCAACGACATTAGACTAAATGCGGACAAAAGAAAGAGATTAAAAGAATCTCACCGCAACATCATTTTAAAGCAAACTCCTACTAAAGCAGATGAAGATTTAAAAGTAGCAGTTAAGGACTTTAAAGAAAGACTAGATCATACTTGGAAGAATATCATTGAGCCAAACGTATGCCAAAACTACCCCCAAGATGAAATGAGAATTTTAAAAAAATATTCTCGTAGTGGTTATGGCGGAAAGTTTGCAACATGGGATACTTGCTTTACTTTTAAACCTACTTTTTCTGACGACGAGCAAAGACAGTTTAAATATTTATATTCAAAAAATGATGTGACCGCGATTTATCATGATGATTTGATGAATTTAAATGTTAATCCTAGTTTACACTACGAGTTCGAAAACAAGGATACTAACCCAAGATTTTATCAAGAAAATAACAATCTTGACGAAGCAATACGAGGATTGAATGTCGCTAAATATAAAACTGAATATGATATAAACGATAGTGATGTTCCAAATCTTGGCGGTCATGTTTTGCTTGTTCCTAATAATGGCGGTTGTCATTCGAGAGTGATGATGATGTCAAGTGAGAGTGATTGGCAACAATTACTTGAGTTTGAGAAATCAAGAACTTTTATGCATAATTGTCAGCGCGAGGCTTTTATGGAAAAGCTTT